GCGATGGTCCGGATGATCCTGCTGATTATGTGTTACGTCGACGTGGTAAACGTCATGACTATTTTACTTCTGCGTTGCCTTGGCCTCAGAAGGGTGATGCGGTTACGTTGCCTTTAGGTGGTTCTGCGCCTATTAAGTATGACACTTTTACTGGACCTAGCCTTGATGATAAATATGTTGTCCAGTATGGTTTTGATCGTTTTGCTTATGGTGATACCTATGGTGTGCAGACTGCTGCTGCAAATGCTGCCACTAGTAGCAATATGATTGCGGATTTGTCAGCTGCTACTGCAGCTACTATTAATCAGCTTCGTCAGAGTTTCCAGATTCAGAAGCTATTGGAGAGAGATGCCCGTGGTGGTACTCGATATACTGAAATTATTCGTGCACACTTTGGCGTTGTTAGTCCAGATGCTCGTCTGCAGCGTCCTGAATATCTTGGTGGTGGTTCTACTCCCGTTATTATTAATCCTATTGCGCAGACCAGCGCAACGGGTTTGGCTGAGAACACTACTCCACAAGGTAACCTTGCAGCAATGGGTACAGCTCTCGCACAGGGCCATGGTTTTACGTACTCTAGTACTGAACATGGTGTGATTCTTGGCCTTGCGGCCGTTAGAGCAGATCTGACTTATCAGCAGGGTTTGCATAAGATGTGGAGTCGTCAGACTCGTTATGATTTTTATTTTCCTGCTTTTGCTACGCTTGGTGAGCAAGCGGTTCTTAATAAGGAAATTTATGTTCAGGGTACTGCGGAAGATGATGATGTATTTGGCTACCAAGAGCGCTGGGCAGAGTATCGCTATAAGCCGAGTCAGATTACTGGTCTCTTTAGGTCTACGGCGTCCGGAACATTGGATGCTTGGCATTTGGCGCAGAATTTTGGTGATTTGCCTACGCTTAATAGTGACTTTATTGAGGATACCCCTCCAGTGGAGCGGGTCGTTGCGGTAGGTGCGGCTGCTAATGGTCAACAGTTTTTGCTTGATGCGTTTTTTGACATCAAGATGGCTAGGCCGATGCCGTTGTATAGCGTTCCTGGACTTATTGACCATTTTTAAGGAGGTCATATGGGTCTGTTTGATTCGATTGGTAGTTTTGTTACGGACCTGTACGGAGGGGTACAGGCTCGTAATTTAGATCGATCGCAGTTTGATCGGCAGATGGCCTTTAATGATGAACAGTCTCGCACGCAGTATCAGCGGGCTGTTGAGGATATGAAAGCCGCTGGTTTGAACCCGATGTTGGCTGCTAGCAAAGGTGGAAATGTTAGTGCAAGTGCCCCCGGATGGTCGGGGGCGTCTAACATTGCTGGCTCTGCTGTTGCTAAGTATTTGCAGAGTCGGTTGATTGACGCTCAGATTTCAAGTGCTGAGGCGTCAGCTCGTGAGACTAATGCTAAGGCTAATATTACTGAGCAGGTTGGTCTTGATGCTGCTAAAGCTGGATTGCAACAGACTTTGACGCAAACTGGTTTGACAGCTGCTCAGACTCAAAATGTGGTGGCTAATACTGAGTTGATTGGAGCTAAGGTAGCGTCTGAAAAGGAAGTGCCTATGAAGATTCGCACTATGGTTGATTCTTTGCGAGTTCAGATGAACGAGTCGGTTTTTCGTCAACAGAATTTGTTGACGCAGGAGCGCGTTCTTATGGAACAAGCGAAGATGATTGCTGCGCAAGCTGGTTTGTATGGAGCAGAGCTCGAGGCCGTTAAGGCTCTCGATAATTTAGGTAAGACTGCGGGTCAAGCTAAACCTATTCTTGACATTATTCGCGGTATTTTTGGGAGAGGTCGATGACTACGTTTGTTCGTAATCCGTATAACTATGATACTAATGAAGCGTCGGAGCAATCCGCGCTTTATTGTACTGATGGGACTCGCACTCAGCAGAATTTTAAGCAAGAGTGCGATATTAATTATATGCTTAAGAAGTTTGGTGTTGCAGGTTTGCCGGCGGGTGCCCGTATTCCTGAGTACGGGGATTTTTCCGGCATTACTGATTATCACAGCGCAATGAATGCTGTGATAGACGCCAGGATGGCGTTTGATGCGCTTCCGTCAAGTGTTCGGAAGCGTTTCGGTAACGACGCGGGAGCGTTCGTTGATTTTTGCGCGGATGAGCGCAATCGGGAGGAGCTGGTAGAGATGGGGCTTATTGAGCCCCAGAAGGCCGTTCAGACGGCCGAATCCAGCGTTTCGGAGGGTGGTGAACCCTCCGTGGCACAGTGATTTACTTGATGTAACTGTGCCAGGTGACACCAACTAGGAGAGATCTATGAGACCGGTTAATCGCAAGTCTGTTTCTAAGTACAAGTCGTCTAAGATGTTTAAGCGCAATGTGAAGCGTACGAAGATGCCTAATCTTCGTTCTAATCCTATGCGTGGTGGATGGCGGATGTAAGATGCCTTGTTACCACCCCTTGCAGGCGTATAAGACGGCTGCTGGTGATGTGGTTTTTTATGAGAACGCCCGGTTTGACATCGTACGCTCCCTCACGCTGCCATGTGGGCAGTGCGTAGGGTGTCGGCTGGAGCGTTCTCGCCAGTGGGCTGTTAGGTGCATGCATGAAGCAAGTCTGTGGCAGAAGAACTGCTTTATCACATTGACCTACAATGATGATTGGGTGCCCGAAGATAAGTCGTTGCATTACGACCATTTTCAAAAGTTCATGAAGCGGCTACGGAAACGCTTTAGCGGTTACGAAGAAGATTCTCAAGGTAAGCGGCCGATCAGGTTTTACATGGCGGGCGAGTATGGTGAGAATTTTGGACGTCCGCATTTTCATGCGTGTTTGTTTAATTTTGATTTTGAGGATAAGACGTTTTGGCAGAAGACGGCGTCTGGGTCCGTTATATATCGGAGCCAGGCTCTTGAGGAGTTATGGACTGATCCAAGGACGGAGATGTCTTTTGGGTATAGTTCTGTAGGTGATGTTACTTTTCAGTCAGCTGCCTATGTTGCTCGTTATATTATGAAGAAGCAAACAGGTAAGAATGCAGATGATCATTATGAGTTTGTTCACCCGGTTACGGGTGAGGTTAGTTTGAGGAAGCCGGAGTTTAACAAGATGTCGTTAAAGCCAGGCATTGCGGCTCAGTGGTATGAGCAGTGGAAGGATGATGTTTATCCACATGACTATGTGGTTGTGAATGGTAAGCAAGTTAGGCCTCCTCGTTACTACGACAAGAAGTTTGCTAAGGAATACCCAGTAGAGTTTGACATGATCGAACTTGATAGGTATAACAGGCGTTGTGAGCGTGAAGTCGATACAGACGAAAGGCTTGCAGTTAAGGAGAAGGTGGCGAAAGCCCGCCTTCAGTCATTGAAACGTACTCTTACGTGAGGTAAGTATGAAGATGATTGTTTGTTCTATTAAGGATCGGGCTGCTGAAGCTTTTGGCCGTCCGTTTTTTCTTCCAGCTGTTGGTGTCGCCGTTAGGTCTTTTCAGGACGAAGTGAATCGTCCTGCGGAAGACAATCAGGTGTATCAACATCCTGATGATTTTGATTTGTATGAGCTCGGTTCGTTTGATGATTCGAACGGTCGGTTTGATTTGTATGAGGATCCGAAGGTTCTTGCAATGGGCAAGCAACTTAAGGTACGTAGTTAAATAGGCCGGGGGCTCTTCAGAGATGAAGGGCCCTCGGAACATGGAGGATCGATATGCATCGTAATCAGTCAGTAAATGTTCACCAGTTCGCTATGATTCCGCGCGCGGATATTCCCCGCAGCCGGTTTGATAGTCAGAAAGCGTATAAGACTACGTTTGATTCTGGTTATCTAGTGCCTGTGTATTGTGATGAAGTACTTCCAGGCGATACGTTTAATCTCAAGATGACTGCGTTTGCTCGATTGGCAACGCCGTTGTTTCCAATTATGGACAACATGTATCTTGATACTTTCTTTTTCTTTGTACCTAATCGTCTTATTTGGGAAAATTGGCAGAAGTTTATGGGCGAGCGTACGCCTGATCCTGATTCTTCCATTGATTACGTTGTACCTACTACTACCAGTCCTGCTGGTGGTTATGCTGTGGGTTCTTTACAAGATTATATGGGTTTGCCAACTGTCGGGCAGATTGGTGGTGCCGCTACTGTTGAGCATTGTAGTTTTTGGCCCCGTGCTTATAACCTTATTTTTAACCACTGGTTTCGTGACCAGAACCTTCAAGATGGTGCCGTAGTTGATCTTGGTGATGGTCCTGATGATCCTGCTGATTATGTTTTGCGTCGTCGAGGTAAGCGTCATGATTATTTTACAAGTGCGCTTCCTTGGCCTCAGAAGGGTGATACTGTTAGTTTGCCCCTTGGTACGTCCGCACCCGTGTTATCTAACGGTGCTAATGTTACTTTCTCTTCATTGAATGGTTCGCAACTTAATAAAGGTTTGTTTACTGACGGTGCTGGAGATTTTATTCCTGCTGGTTCAGCTCCATCTTTGGATTGGAAGTTTGGTAGTGAGAGTGGGTTGTATGCTGATTTGTCGGCTGCGACAGCTGCGACAATTAATCAACTTCGTCAGAGTTTTCAAATTCAGAAGTTGTTAGAGAGGGACGCTCGTGGTGGTACTCGGTATACTGAAATTATTCGTGCACACTTTGGCGTTGTTAGTCCAGATGCTCGTCTGCAGCGTCCTGAATATCTTGGTGGTGGTTCAACTCCCGTTATCATTAATCCTATTGCGCAAACCAGTGCAACGGGTTTGGCTGAGAACACTACTCCACAAGGTAACCTTGCAGCAATGGGTACAGCTCTCGCACAGGGCCATGGTTTTACGTACTCTAGTACTGAACATGGTGTGATTCTTGGCCTGGCGGCCGTGAGAGCAGACCTGACTTATCAGCAGGGTTTGCATAAAATGTGGAGTCGTCAGACTCGTTATGATTTTTATTTTCCTGCTTTTGCTACGCTTGGTGAGCAAGCGGTTCTTAATAAGGAAATTTATCTCCAGGGTACTGCTGAAGATGATGAGGTATTTGGATACCAAGAGCGTTGGGCAGAGTATCGCTATAAGCCGAGTCAGATTACTGGCCTCTTTAGGTCTACGGCATCCGGAACATTGGATGCTTGGCATTTGGCGCAGAACTTTGGTGATTTGCCTACGCTTAATAGTGACTTTATTGAGGATACCCCTCCAGTGGAGCGGGTCGTGGCGGTAGGTGCAGCTGCTAATGGTCAGCAGTTTTTGCTTGATGCTTTTTTCGATATTAAGATGGCTCGTCCGATGCCGTTGTATAGCGTACCTGGATTGATCGATCATTTCTAAAGATAAGCCGGGCTGTTTGGCGTGAGCCAGGCAGCTCGGAACACGACCGGAGGGAGTGATGGGTTTATTTGATAGTTTGTTGAAGCCAGTTACAGCGGTGGCAGAGGCGATAAAGCCGTTGTCGCCTATTGTTCCTTGGGCTAGTGCTGCTGCTAGTTTGTATGGTGGTTTGAAGCGTAATGAGCAACAAACTCAGGCAGCTAGTGCTCAGCAGGCTTTTCAGCAAGAGATGAGTGATACTGCGTATCAACGAGCGATGGCTGATATGAAAGCTGCTGGTTTGAATCCTATGCTTGCAGCTAAGTTAGGTGGCGCATCGACTCCGTCTGGAGCGATGCCTAATTTAATTGATGCTTTTACGCCTGCAGCTCAGACGTATCAACAAGCTTATTCGGCTGAGAGTCAGGCTAGTTTGCAACGGGCTCAGGAAACGCAAGTTTATGAGACTGTTGATAAGGTTCAGCAGGAAGTTAAGAATCTTAAAGCTGATGAACAGCGTACTTATAAAGCTATTGAGTTGTTGGGTGAGCAAATTGAGACTCAAAAGATGTCTACGTCTCAGATTGCGAACCTTGCTGTTTTGACTTATGAGCAAGGGTTGTTGACTGCTCAGGACGTTAAAGCAGCTGAGTTGTCTGGTAATGCTGGTAGGATTGTTAAGGAGTTTGGGCCTGGTGCCCAAATTTTATTTGAGATGTTAAAAGCTCTAGGAGGTCGTAGATGAATACTTTTGTTCGTAATCCTTATAATTACGATACTAATGAGGCGTCGGAGCAATCCGCGCTTTATTGTACCGATGGGACTCGTACTCAGCAGAATTTTAAGGCTGAGTGCGATATTAATTACATGCTTAAGAAGTTTGGTGTTGCAGGGCTGCCGGCGGGTGCCCGTATTCCGCAATACGGGGATTTTTCCGGCATTATTGATTATCACAGCGCAATGAACGCTGTGATTGACGCCAGGATGGCGTTTGATGCGCTTCCGTCATCTGTACGGAAGCGGTTTGGTAACGACGCGGGAGCGTTTGTTGATTTTTGCGCTGACGAGCGCAATCGGGAGGAGCTGGTAGAGATGGGGCTGATAGAGCCCCAGAAGGCCGTTCAAACGGCCGAATCCAGCGTTTCGGAGGGTGGCGAACCCTCCGTGGCACAGTGATCTACTTGATGTAACTGTGCCAGGTGACACCAACTAGGAGAGATCTATGAGACCGGTAAATCGCAAGTCTGTTTCTAAGTACAAGTCGTCTAGGATGTTTAAACGCAATGTGAAGCGTACGAAGATGCTTAATCTTCGTTCTAATCCTATGCGTGGTGGATGGCGGATGTAGTATGCCTTGTTACCACCCCTTGCAGGCGTACAAGACGGCTGCTGGTGATGTGGTTTTTTATGAGAACGCCCGGTTTGACATCGTACGCTCCCTCACGCTGCCATGTGGGCAGTGCGTAGGTTGTCGGCTGGAGCGTTCTCGCCAGTGGGCTGTTAGGTGCATGCATGAAGCAAGTCTGTGGCAGAAGAACTGCTTTATCACATTGACCTACAATGATGATTGGGTGCCAGAAGATAAGTCGTTACATTACGACCATTTTCAAAAGTTCATGAAACGGCTGCGGAAACGCTTTAGCGGTTACGAAGAAGATTCTCAGGGTAAGCGGCCGATCAGGTTTTACATGGCGGGCGAGTATGGTGAGAATTTTGGACGTCCGCATTTTCATGCATGTTTGTTTAATTTTGATTTTGAGGATAAGACGTTTTGGCAGAAGACGTCGTCTGGGTCCGTTATATATCGGAGCCAGGCTCTTGAGGAGTTATGGACTGACCCAAAGACGGAGATGTCTTTTGGGTATAGTTCGGTAGGAGATGTTACTTTTCAGTCAGCTGCTTATGTTGCTCGGTATATTATGAAGAAGCAAACGGGTAAGAATGCAGATGATCATTATGAATTTGTTCATCCGGTTACGGGTGAAATAAGTTTAAGGCGGCCCGAGTTTAATAAGATGTCTTTGAAGCCTGGTATTGCAGCTCAGTGGTATGAGCAGTGGAAAGATGATGTTTATCCACATGATTATGTGGTTGTGAATGGTAAGCAGGTGAGGCCTCCTCGTTACTACGATAAGAAGTTTGCGAAGGAGTATCCGGTTGAGTTTGACATGATTGAATTTGATCGGTATAACAGGCGTTGTGAGCGTGAAGTCGATACAGACGAAAGGCTTGCAGTTAGGGAGAAGGTCGCGAAAGCGCGCCTTCAGTCATTGAAACGTACTCTTACGTGAGGTAAGTATGAAGATGATTGTTTGTTCTATTAAGGATCGGGCAGCTGAGGCTTTTGGCCGTCCGTTTTTTCTTCCAGCTGTTGGTGTCGCCGTTAGGTCTTTTCAGGACGAAGTGAATCGTCCTGCGGAAGACAATCAGGTGTATCAACATCCTGATGATTTTGATTTGT